AAGTGTTGTTAATGTCCCTGAGAAAAAAGGCGGGATTAACGGTCTAACAATCTTGGCGGTGCAGTATACATATCAATTTGCTGCTGGCGGTTACTTCGAATTTAATTGGCACAATGTTGCTGGGAATTCCAAAGTTATAACATTACCTGCTAGTCTTACAACACCAATTCATCCAGCAGCCGCTGGCGTAATTCTTTCAGTTATACAGGTTGGGTAATGGCTAAGAAAACCCCATCACTTGCCGTTGGTCGTGGTGAAAAGTTACCCGTATCAAAGGGTGCTGGGCTTACAGCCAAGGGTCGCCAAAAATATAATGCCGCAACTGGATCGAACCTAAAGGCTCCGCAGCCCGAGGGTGGTCCACGTAAGAAGTCGTTCTGTGCTCGTATGAGCGGAATGCCCGGTCCGATGAAGGACGAGAAGGGTCAACCGACACGCAAAGCGGCGTCACTGAAGAGATGGAAATGCTAGATATGACCGTACCTGAATTGTTGTTAGGTGTGCTGTACTTGGCAGGGGCGATTGTCGGCTGGTTTTTGAAAGATGCGCTTGATTCAGCGAAGTCTACCAAAGAGAACTTGGCGGATTACAAAACTGAAGTAGCCAAAGAATACGTGTCGCGTAATGATATGCGGGAACTTCAAACAGAAGTTGGCCGTCGTTTTGACCGGCTAGAAGAAAAACTGGATCGTTTAGTAGAACGAACCCACACTGGACAACAAGGAACTAATCATGCGTAAAACTAGACGATTTAATGGCGAAGACGGCTCCAGCGTCAATGAAAGAGGCGAGAAAAGATACACCGCTGTGCCCGGTAAGGACCCTGTTGAACCGACTAAACCACTCCCACGGGAACGCATCATATCCAAGAAAGAACTTGAAAAGTCTGGGTTCACTAACTTGACCGATTTCTTAAACGCTGAAAAAGGTTTAAAGCGCAAAAATGCGCCTAAAGCCGCCGCTACAGAAGACAATCGAGGGGATGTCAACGAAGAATTTAAACGCCCTCTAAAAGGTTTAGATAAAGCTGCGTCTACGACCAAGCCTAAAAAAGAAGAAAAAGACGCGGGAAGTGCACTAGCTTTTGGAATCCCTGCCGCCCTTGCTACTGCTGCGGCAGCTGCATTTGGCGGTAAAAAGTTGATGGATAGAGCAGGCGCGTCTAAAGCGACTGAGAGAAAAGAACCCCGTTTGGATGAAGCGGAAGCTGCGGCTAATAAAACCGCAACTGCTAAAGCGGAAAAAACCGCTAAAGAAAGTATAGATACTAAAGCTAAAAGAGGTATGTCTAAAACTGGCGGTGGCGGTGGTGGGCGTTTCTCAAGGGACATGCAATTGGGTGTAGACCTTGACCCTAAAGCAACGATGAAGCGCGAAAGAAAAGGCGATGAAAGCAACATCGAATTTAAACGTGGCGGTAAGATTAGACGGTTTGCCACAGGTGGCGAGGTAGCCGCTAAGAAAACCCCAGAGCCACCAATTCCTAAAGCAACGCAGGAATCAATGAAGCGCCAAGCCGCACAGGCAAAAATAGATCGCAAGCAAGCTGAAGAGCAAAAGGCTGGTGAAAAAGAAGTAAGAGATAACATGGGCCGCATCGGATTTAAAAAGGGTGGCTCCGCTTCCCGCCGCGCTGACGGCTGTGCTGTTCGCGGTAAGACGAGGGCTTAATTATGCCTAGCGTATCCGCTAAACAGCACCGTCTGATGGCGGCTGTAGCTACAAACCCAGCTGTTGCAAAGCGTACTAAAATCCCGCAAAGTGTGGGACAAGAGTTTATGTCTGCCGATAAAGGCAAAAAATTTACTAAATCAGGAGATACTATGGCTTCCAAAATGAACCCCGGTTTTATGGCAATGATGAAGAAAAAAGCCCCCGCAAAGAAGATGGCACTGGGCGGCGCAACTAGCATGGGCAAAGTTAAGACTGCTGCTCCTAGTAAAGATGGCGTTGCTGTTAAAGGCAAAACCAAAGGCAAGATGATTACCATGAAGTCCGGCGGAAAAACGTGCTGAGATGAGACCCTCACGCGGTATGGGTGACATTAACCCTTCCAAGATGCCCGGCGGGAAGAAGAAAGCCCGTCGGGACGATACTGACTTTACGCAGTATGCGGAGGGTGGGAAGGTTAATGCCGCTGGTAACTACACTAAGCCTAGTCTTCGTAAGAAGATTGTGTCGCAGGTGAAGTCCGCAGCAACGCATGGCACAGGCGCGGGTCAGTGGTCAGCCCGTAAAGCACAACTCGTTGCTAAGAAGTATAAGGCAGCAGGAGGAGGTTACCGTGATTGAACATGAAAAAGATTGTATGCGTTATGAAGCGGGCCAATGTACTTGCGATACCATGACGGATGAGCAGATAGACGCTGAGTTACTTGAAAAAGAAGAAGCAAAAGATTGAAAGCGCCACAGCAAAGCCTGAAGTCATGGGGCGATCAAAAATGGCGGACAAAGAGCGGTAAGCCGTCGTCAAAGACAGGCGAACGATACCTGCCAGAAGCGGCTATCAAGTCACTCACCCCGTCAGAGTATGCCGCCACAACGAAGGCAAAGCGGGCAGGGAAAGCAGCAGGAAAGCAGTTTGTTAAGCAGCCCAAGGGCATAGCAAAGAAAACAGCAGGGTTTAGATAATGGCATATTCAACAGCTACGACTGCGTTTAACCCGACCCTCAACGATATATTCGAAGAGGCGTTTGAGCGTTGCGGACAGGAATTGCGTACGGGTTACGACTTCCGTACGGCGCGTCGTAGCTTGAACTTCTTGCTGGGCGAGTGGGCTAACCGTGGTATCAACCTGTGGACGATTGAGCAGGGCTCTGTCAACATGGTGCAAGGAGTAACGACCTATGATCTACCTGACGATACCGTGGATTTGGTGGAGCACGTTATTCGTACTGATTCCGGACAAGGTCCTAACCAAACTGACCTCAACATCACTCGAATCAGTGTATCTACCTACTCAACGATCCCGAACAAGTTAGCGCAAGGCCGTCCTATTCAGGTGTGGGTTAACCGCCAGAGTGGGCAGAAGGTGGGCTCTGAAGCCGCAATAGCTAAGCATCCACAGATTAATGTATGGCCTGCACCAGATCAAGGTACTGCGTTGCAGCCGTACTACGTGTTTTACTACTGGCGCATGAAGCGTATTAACGACGCCGGTAATGGTATTAATGTGATTGATATTCCGTTTCGCTTCCAGAATTGCTTGGTAACGGGGCTTTCTTATATGTTGGCGCTGAAGCTACCCAACGCTGATCCTGTTCGCATCCAAGGGCTTAAAGCTCAGTACGACGAGGCTTGGGAGTTAGCTGCGGGTGAAGACCGCGAGAAGGCTGCGGATCGTCTAGTGCCGCGTCAGATGTTTATTACGTAATCATGGGTAATAGGTTCTCGTCAGGCAAGAATGCAATCGCTGAGTGTGATCGGTGTGGGTTTCGCTATAAGTTGAAACAACTAAAGAAGCTGACGATTAAGACTAAGCAGGTTAGTATTCTTGTATGCTCAACCTGCTGGGAACCAGACCAGCCGCAGTTGCAGTTAGGTATGTATCCGGTAGATGATCCACAAGCAGTACGTGAGCCAAGACGGGATAATAGCTACCGGCAAGCGGGCTACACGGGTTTGCAGCTTACAACGAATACTGATTTTGGTGATCCTAGTGGTGGTAGTCGGATATTTCAGTGGGGTTGGGCACCCGTTGGTGGAGCAAGTAGTTTTGACGCCGCCCTAACGCCAAATTATTTAGTAGCAACAACAAGTGTTGGTACAGTAACGGTATCCTAGAGGAGCTTAAAATGGACAAAGCAGATTTGAAACAAGACAAGAAGATGATGGCCGGTGCCGTGCATAAGCACGAGAAGAAGCTGCATCCCGGTCAACCTATGACTAAGATGGCTAAAGGTGGCAAGACTAATCTTCAAATGAAACAGCTAGGTCGTGGTCTAGCTAAAGTTGCTAACCAGAAGAAGTCTTCCTTTACGTACAAAAAAGGTGGCTAATATGGCTAAATTTTCACAAAAGCTCAAAGGCAAAGAAGTAGGCCAAGCCGCTGTGTATGCTAAGCCCCATTCAATGACCGGAGGTCCTATGAAGATGAAGAAACCTACTGACCCAAACATGTTAAATGCGCGTCAGCTTGGTCCTCGTGCAAGTGTTCAGCGTGTAAGCGCGGGCGATCCGGGGCGTGATGATGTCAAGACAACTGGCATCAAAACCCGTGGTAATGGCTGTGCTACTAAAGGCACGATTGCTCGTGGACCAATGGCATAACCATGAATTACACTGAACTTGTTGCGTCAATTCAGTCATACACCGAGAACGAGTTCCCGGATATAGCGCTGGCTGGCGGCGGTACCGAAACAACTACTGAACAAATCAATCGGTTTATTCAGCAGGCGGAGCAACGCATTTACAACTCGGTTCAGTTTCCGTCCATTCGTAAGAACATGACGGGTAATTTACAGTCGGGTAATAAGTATCTAAAAGCGCCTGATGATTTTCTGGCTGTGTACTCGCTGGCAATTATTGAGAATTACGGATTGGCTACGGAAACATACACTTTCTTGTTGAACAAGGACGTTAACTTTATCCGTGAGTCTTACCCTACTCCCGCTGATACAGGGTTACCTGCGTACTATGCGTTATTTGGTCCAGCTATTGTGGGGAATGCGATTACTAATGAGTTGACGTTTATTCTTGGCCCAACGCCAAATAGCGCATACACAGCAGAGCTACATTTCTATTACTACCCTGAGTCAATCACAACTGCTAACACGTCATGGTTGGGTGACAACTTTGATTCTGTACTGTTATACGGATCGTTGGTTGAAGCCTATACGTTCATGAAGGGCGAGACTGACTTACTTGCGTTGTATGACGGTAAGTACAAAGAGGCTTTGGCACTGGCTAAACGTCTGGGGGATGGTATGGAGCGTCAAGACGCTTATCGTTCAGGTCAGTACAGACAGGCGGTGACTTGATATGGCAATTAATCAAACTCAAACTACTAGCTTTAAGAAGCAACTGTACGAAGCAACGCATAACCTTCTTACTGACAATCTTTATATGGCGCTGTATGTTGCAACCGCAGATCTTAACCAAGATACTTTGATTTACACAACAAGTGGTGAGGTTACTGGTGGGGGCTATACTGCCGGTGGGGTCTTGTTAACTGGTGTAACAATTAACTCATCTGGGTATACTGCGTATGTTAGCTTCAATGCCGTTGATTTCAATGCTTCTGTTACGGCGCGGGGTGCGTTAATTTACAATGCGTCAAAAGGCAATAAGTCGATTGCGGTACTAGATTTTGGGTCTGACAAAACATCTGCTGATTTTATAGTTACGCCACCTACCAACACAGCCACATCTGCCATTATCAGGAGTTCAAATTGATTACGACGACTAAAGGTGAAATGGACGAATCCTTGCTGGAGAAGCGCGAGGGTAATGTCGATAACGATAATGAATACACTACGTGGGTAGAGTATTGGTTAGATGGCGAACTGGTACATCGTTCTGCCCATGTTCAATTAAAAAAAGCGGTGACGTTTGCCGCTGAAGCAGCCTCTTTCGCATAAGGAAATATCATGGCAAATACACAAGCAATGTCAACTTCGTTCATGGGTAAGCTCATGACGGGTACGCACAATTTTGGCGTAGGCGTAGTTCGCGGTTCTACTGCCGCAGATGTTTATTACGGCGCACTACTATTAGCAAGCGGTACGTTTAATGCCTCTTCTTCTGATTACACTGGCACGGTGGGCGCAACTACCATGGCGGGCGAAGTGTCTGGTACAGGCTATACCGCAGGTGGTGTGGCTATTACTAACGCAACTCCGCCAACAGCAACAAATAGCTCTGTGACTGCGGGCGTGGCTTTCTGGACTCCCTCGGCAAGCATTACGTACACAACAGTAACTTTGGCTACTGCGTTTGATGCTGTGATGGTCTATAACTTTACGCAAGGTACTGGCGGCGCATACCCTGCTGTGAGTATCCATACGTTCGGTTCGCAGACTATTACTGCGGGTACGTTTACGTTGACGATGCCAGCTAACGCTACAACAACTGCGCTCATCCGTCTGGCTACAACCTAATAGGACTAGCGGGGTAACTCGCTAGGGTAGCCATGTTCGGAATAGCCGCTTTTGCTGAAGCGCCGTTTGCCTCACTTGCGGGGCAGACGGTAGTCGTTGCTCTTACCGGCGTTCAGGCATCTGGCGCGGTAGGCACAGTTGCGGAGGTTAGTTCTGTTGCGCTAACAGGGGTTGAAGCAGCGGGTGCGGTTGGTACGGTTGCAATTGGGGAACGGTCATTAGTACTGACAGGTGTTGAAGCATCTGGCGCAGTTGGCACGGTAGTAGATTCGCAAAACTATTTTGCGGCGTTGTCTGGTGTTGAAGCAACAGGCGCGGTAGGCACAGTTATAGTTGGGGAACGCGCATTAACGCTGGCAGGTGTTGAAGCCAACGGCGAAGTTGGTACAGTAACAGAGACAAATTCTCCAACAGAAACTGGAGTTGTAGCTACTGGTAATGTAGGTACGGTAATAAGTGAACAGGCTATTGGGCTAAATGGGGCGCAAGGCTCTGGTGATGTAGGTACTCTTACTGCGGTAATTACTTATGGGGCGACTCTTAGCGGTGTAGGCGCTACTGGTTCTGTGGGTATAGTAGGACTTAGCCAGACTATTGCTTTAACTGGAGTTGAGGCTGCGGGTGCAGTAGGTAATGTTACGGAAACTAACAACCCAACTGAAAACGGTGTACAAGCTACAGGTGCTGTAGGATCAGTGGGGGTTAGCCGTACGGTAGCCATAACAGGCGTACAAGCTAGAGGTCAAGTCGGAACAGTAAATACATTCTATTGGTCGCTTATAGATGACAGCGAAACTCCTAATTGGCAAAATGTTGAAATGACGGTGTAAGGACATAATATGGCATTCGTCGTAAAAGACCGGGTTAAAGAAACTACCACCACAACAGGTACGGGTACGGTCACGCTTGCCGGGGCGGCTACAGGGTTTCAATCTTTTGCTGCTATTGGAAATAGCAACAGTACGTACTACACTATTGTTGCGCAAACAGGCACTGAGTGGGAAGTTGGGGTCGGTACATATACTTCTTCTGGTACCGTCCTATCTCGCACGACCGTATTATCTTCTAGTAACAGCGGGAGTTTGGTTGATTTTACGGCGGGTACTAAAGATGTATTTGTAGCTTATCCCGCAGAATTAGCAGCGTTTGCTAATGGAGATGGTGTAGTAGTAGAAAACTACACGACGTTAACAGGCGCATATACTATGACAACGGGTAAAAGCGGTATGTCGGTAGGCCCAGTAACTATAAGTTCCGGCTCATCGTTTACGGTTGGTAGTGGTCAACGCTGGGTTGTTCTCTAAGGAAATAACATGGCAGTTACAAATTTTACTCCCCTACTTGGCCTAGCACTGCCAACAACCGGCGATTTGTCCGGTACGTGGGGTACAACGGTTAATACCGCAATTACTGACTTGCTTGATGATGCTGTAGCAGGTACGGTCACACTTTCAGCAAACGCAGATGTCACGTTAACGACAACAAATGGTGCAGACAATCAAGCACGTAACGCAGTAATTTTGTGGACTGCCAGTAACGGCGCTACCACTCGAAACATTACGGCTCCAGCGCAGAGTAAAGCGTATATCGTTATTAATGCCGGTACTGGCACCATTGTAGTTCGTGGCGCTGGCCCTACGGTCGGTATTACTATTACTTCGGGTTATAAGGCGTTGATTGCTTGGAATGGCTCTGATTTTGTCAAAATTACGGGCGGTCCGATCAACCTTAATTCTTCTGACGTAACAGGGACGCTTCCCATTGCCAATGGTGGTACTGGTACTACGTCCACTACGTTTACTAACTTAACGACTAATGTAACAGGGACGCTCCCCATTGCCAATGGTGGTACTGGTACAACATCTACAACTTTTGTAAATTTAGCTACGAATGTAACGGGGTTTCTTCCCATAGCAAATGGGGGTACTGCTACTGCTACTCCAGCACTAGTAGCGGGTTCAAATGTCACTATAACTGGAACATGGCCTAACCAGACCATCGCCGCTACCGGCGGTAGTTCAGGTGCAGGGGGTGGCATCCTTATTAATGAGGATGTAATATCGGCTAGTTATACAATTGCTTCTGGTACAAATGGCATGAGTGTTGGTCCAATGACTATTTCAAGCGGTTACGCTGTTACTGTTTCTTCCGGCCAACGCTGGGTTGTTTTATAAGAGGATAAGAGATGAGTTCAATTTCAGCAGGTACAGCAACAGGAACCGCGCTAGTTAGCACTGGCGATACTACGGGTGCGTTGGTATTTAAGACGGGCGCTAGTGCTACTACGGCGATGACGATTGGTGCAGATCAAAGTGTCACGTTTACGGGTACTGTGACTGGTGTGCCCGGGGCAAACCTACAAGAATTCACATCATCTGGCACATACACTAAACCTTCTGGATGTACTTTTGTAATGGTGGAGTTATGGGCCGCTGGCGGTGGTGGCGCATCAGGCAGAAGGGGCGCAACAAGTAGTAATCGCAGCGGTGGCGGTGGCGGTGGTGGTGGCTCTCATGTTAAATATATGTTTAAAGCCAGTGATCTTACATCTACTGTAACGGTAACTTTGGGTGCTGGTGGCACTGGCGGCGCAGCAATAACGGCAAATGATACAGATGGTAGTGTTGGAACGGTTGGTGGTAGTACAACTTTTGGCGCATATTTAACAAGTTACGGTGGCGGTGGCGGTACTGGTGGGGCATCCTCTGGAAGCGCCATCCCCGGCGGTGGCGGTGGCGGTAGTGGTGGCGCGGGAGCCACTGGGGGTGCCAGTACAAATGCTGGCGGTTTCCCATCTGATACCTATTTTGGTGGAGTAGGTGCTGGTCAAACCAATAATACTGGTGGTGGCGGTGGCGGAGGCGCATCAACATCTGGTAATGCTGAATGGGGTGGTGGTAGTGGTGCTTATGGTTATTTTTTCCTGCCAGCAAATGCGGGGTCTTCAATTTTTGGGGGCGCAGGAGGGGGCGGCGGCGGCGGCATTCAAAGTTCAAATACAGCGGTAGCAGGTTCTAGTGGCGGGGCTATTAATAGTTATGTTATTGGTGGTGGCGGGGCAGCAGGTAGACCCGGAACAGCCGGAACGCAATCTGCAAGTAGAGGTTCTGGTTCTGGCGGCGGTGGCGGTAGTGCTGATGTATCACTAATTGGCGGTACAGGCGGTGCTGGTGGTGCTGGTGGCGGAGGTGGGGGTGGAGGTAGTGGCGCAATAAATGGCGTCAATTCAGGTGCGGGTGGTGCTGGCGGTATAGGATATGCACGAATTTATAGCTGGTAAGGGGATAATATGGGCTACGCAAAAATAGAAAACGGTGTAATTACCAACACAGTGGTTGCTGATGCGGCTTTTGCTGCGGAGCATGGGCTTGTTGAGTTCCCTACTTATATCAACAATAAGGCTGTAGGCATTAGCTGGAAATACGACGGCACAAACTTTACTGAGCCTGATCCAGTTATAGCGCCAGTAATTACTGCGCCTTCCAAAGAACAACTGCTTGCAGAGCTACAGGCTCTGACGGCTAAAATCCAAGCACTGGAGTAAACGATGGCAATCATAATTGACGGAAACAACACCCCCACACTAGGCGGCGTAGGCTACGGAGATGGGACTGAGCTTGCGTTTACTGCTGCGGGGACTAGCGGTCAGGTTCTGCAAAGTAATGGTGCATCTGCGCCCACATGGGTTACTCCGGGCGGTGGCTTCACCACAATGTCTGTTTCAACTTCGTCAGGTACATTCACTATTCCCGCCGGTATTACCACACTTAAAATTACTGTTGTTGGTGGTGGTGGCGGTGGCGGCAATGCTAACGGGTCAACTGACGGGGCTACAGGGGGTACAAGTAGTGTTGCTTCAGGGACTCAAACGATAACAACCATATCTGCTACAGGTGGAGGGGGAACAGCAAGTTCTGGATCACAACCAACTGATGGAGGTGTAGGTAGCGGCGGTCAGCTAAACATCACAGGAAGTTCTGGGCAATTCAATGCAACTAATAAAGGCGGCGTTGGTGGAGGATCAATATTTGGCGGAAGCGGAAAATATAGTCAGGCTGGTGATCCAGGTAATAATGGAAATCTTTATGGTGGCGGCGGCGGTGGCTCTGTTGCTGGTGGCACGACAGGTGTTGGTGGCAGTGGTGGTGGCGCGTCAATTAAATACTTTACCGGACTTACGCCGGGAAATACTTTAACTGTCACTGTGGGAACAGGTGGTGCTGGTGGTACAGGCACTTATGCCGGTGGTGCTGGCGCGGCAGGTGTTGTTATTTTTGAATACTAAGGAACAACTATGCCAAATTACGCAATTATCGAAAACGGTAAAGTAATCAATACGGTAGTTGCCGAGGCAGACTACGCAACTACTCAAGGCTGGGTTGAGCTAACAAGCGGCGGCATTGATTGGGACTACGTTAACGGTCAGTTTATTGACAATCGTCCCGTACCCGCAGCAATAGCAGTACCCGCCCCAACCAAAGAACAACTGATGGCGCAACTAGCTGCGTTGTCTGCACAAATACAAGCACTGGAGTAAGACATGACCACAACGATTAATGCGGATACTTCAACAGGCGGGGCGATTATTACAGGCGATGCGTCTGGTTCTTTGGCGCTGCAAGGTGCGGGTAACACAGGTATTACGATAAGTTCCGCCGGGGTGCCGACATTAGTCACGCCGGTATTAGGTACGCCGACTTCAGGAAACCTTACTACTTGCACAGCAGACGGTACTAATGCGGTTGGTTATCGCAACATTCCACTATCAGGCATTAAGACATCAAGCTACACCCTTGTTGCTGGCGATGTAGGCAAGTTTGTTGAGCTTGGTACTTCCGGCACAATTGTTGTACCTGCTTCTGTGTTTACAACAGGCGATGCAATCAGCATCTTTAACAATACATCAGGCTCTATTTCTTGCACTTGTTCTGCTGTAACAACGGTTTACAAGGGCGGCACAGATGCTGATATTTCCTCTTTTAGTGTAACTACACGGGGTGTAGCTACTATTCTGTTTATCACTGCCACAGTCGCCGTGGTCACGGGTAATTTAGCATGAGCGGGATTATGCTTAATGTGGTGGGGGGTAGCTTTGCTACTGTTCCCGGAGCGCCTACTATTGGCACTGCTACAGCTACAGGTGCAACAACGGCTACAGTTGTTTACACAGCGCCAGCAAGTAACGGTGGTTCTGTTATTACTTCATACACAGCAACATCAAGCCCAAGTGGAATTACAGGCACATTGAGTCAAGCAGGGTCAGGAACAATTACCGTAAGCGGATTAACTGGTAATACATCTTATACATTTACTGTTACTGCAACCAATGCAATTGGTACAAGTGCAGCTAGTGCAGCAAGTAATTCAATCACTACGCTTCCAGTTATTGGTCAATCCTTTGGTGGTGGGTTTTTTGCGGGTCAAATTTCAACTGCTGGAAACAGTATTGCTGACTACAACCTTGTAGTTGGCCCACTAGCTTCTGCTCAAACTACAAGCGTGGAGTGGAAAACTACTCTAACTACAACTGCTGGAACAACATCAGTTATTGATGGCCCATCTAATAGTGCTGTAATGAACAACGCAAGCCATCCAGCGGCACAGTTTTGTGAAGGACGTACTATTGGTGGATTTACAGATTGGTATATGCCAGCAAGAAATGAGTTGGAGGTGTGTTATTACAACTTAAAACCCACGACAGCAAGTAACAATACAATATTTGGCATAAATGCAAATGCAGTCCCTGCAAGACCCACTACTTACACGGCTGGAACACCACCACAAACATCTGCGGCGGATTTTCAAGATGGTGGCGCTCAAGCCTTTACAGGGCAATATTATTGGTCTAGTACTGAGTTTTCTTATAGGGCCGGATGGGCGCAGTTCCTAGGTACCGGCAATCAGAACGGCCTCACTAAGACCTATACCTACCGTGTTCGCGCTATCCGCCGTGTTGCAGTGTAAGGAAACAATATGAAACATATTTGCGTAACCGAAGTAGATGCTGTTACCAAGATACCTTGCACGGTAGAGCCGCAGCGTACAGGGCCATCTATGCCTAATGTGAAGGGCTGGGTTTATGCATGGCAGGACCAATCAACATGGCCTGTAGAACTAACCTCTGACGGTACATACCTACGTGCGCCTAAATATTACGGCACCTGTGATGACGACGCTGACACGACTATTGCCGGTGTGTTGGAAGTCCTAACAGAGGCCGTATGGAACGAGCGCAGGGTTGTAGAGCATGAGGCCACTAAGCCTTTCCCGTCATGGATAGGATACTTAGACACGATGACTTGGAGCGCCCCTGTAGCCCGTCCTGTTGACGCGATTATGAACGGTGGCAATGTGCGTTACCAGTGGGATGAGGCAACACTTAGCTGGGTTCCACAAGCGTGAAAGAGTTCTACTTTATTTCTGGGCTACCGAGGTCGGGTTCTACCCTTCTGTCGGCTATTCTCAAGCAGAACCCTGACTTTTACGCAGACATTTCCTCCCCTGTGCAGGGATTAGTTACTTCTGCAATTAACGTCATTACGGGTAGCGAGAGTAACCACCTGATTGGTGAAGACAGGCGCAAAAGTATTCTGCGGTCAATGTTTAACGCTTACTACGATGCAGTAGAGCCAAACACGGTATTTGACACAAGCAGGGGCTGGACAGCTAAGACCTCGTTGATTAAGGCGCTGTACCCAGAGACGAAGATTATCTGCTGCGTGCGAGACATACCTTGGATACTAGACAGCTTTGAGCGCATATCTGCAAAGAATACGTTGTGGAACGCGACGCTGACTGATGACGAGGCAAGCCAGACGGTTACGACACGCTGTGATGCGATGATGGATGTGAAGAAAGAGGGTCAGGTCGTTAAGCCTTACTACTTCTTGGAAGAGGGGCTGTTGTTAAATCCTGACATGATTTTGTTAGTAGAATATGAGTCGCTGTGCAAGAAACCTGAAAGCGTAATGCGCGAGATTTATGAGTTCATGGGTAAGCCGTACTTTGACCATAACTTTATGAATGTAGAGTATGAGAACGAGGTGTATGACAAAGCCTTGAACATGAAGAGTTTGCATACGGTCAGGAAGGAAGTTACTTGGCAGCAAAGACCGTCAATCCTACCTAAGTCAGTCTGGGACAAGTATGCCGGTAAAGAGTTCTGGAGAAAGAGCGAACCTACAAAGTTGATGACGATTAAGTTTAAGCAATGAAGGTTTTAATCTGTGGCTTGCCGGGATCGGGCAAAACTACGTTGGCAGAGGCTCTTGCGCGGGAACTACAATGCGTTCACTTTAATGCTGACAAGGTTCGTAAAGAGATCAACAAGGATTTGGGTTTTAGTATTGAGGATAGGATTGAACAGGCTAGGCGCATGGGTGTACTGTGCGACATAGCAAGTCGGTGGGGGTCGGTAGTTCTTGCGGACTTTGTATGCCCTACGCCGGAGACAAGGACTGCCTTTGGTGCTGACTTTACGATCTGGGTAGACCGGATTAAAGAGGGTAGGTTTGAGGATACGAACAAGCTATTTGTCCCGCCAAAGCATTACGATGTGCGGATTACTGGTAAATTTGATTCCTGCTTTCCTAGCCACCACGCAGATGAAATAGCTACACAGATTAAGAAAATATCTAAGGAATAACAATGTATGGACCCAATCACAATCGGTGCGGCATTTGCAGTAGCCAAAGCGGCTGTTGCTGGGGTGAAGGAAGCCATTGCGCTTGGTAAGGAAGTGCAGGAGTGTTATCACGATATTAGTGCCTTTTTTACGGCACAGGGTGAGATTCAAGCGGCAGTAATACAGCAGGAACATGACCAGAAGCTAGGCAAGCCGGTACAGAAGGACGCTACTGCCGAGGCGCTTGATGCGATGTTTGCATCGCGCCAGATGTTCAAGATGGAAGTGGAGCTACGTGAGGCTTTGATCTACGGCTCTGGCAATGAATCGGGTTTGTACGAAGAGATGTGCCAACGGCGGGACGCTATTATCCAAGCGCGGCGCAAGGCGCTAGAAGACGAAGCCTACGAAATTAGGCAACGTGAGTACGCCATCAAACGCAAAAAAGAGCAGCGGATTCAGAACATTCAGGAATGGTTAGCGGTCGTTGTTGGCGTGTCAATTAGCAGCTTTATTATGTATGCAGTGTGGTGGATGTTTAAGCATGGGGGTGATGAATAATGATGACGCTATTTACAACGCTAATTTCCTTTTTGTCTGGTGGCTTGCCAAAGCTACTGGATTTCTTCCAAGACAAGCAAGACAAGAAGCACGAACTGGCCTTGGCGCAGATACAGGTGCAATCTCAACTTGAGATGCAGAAGGCTGGCTTTCAGTCCCAAGAGCATATCGAGGAAATTCGCACCGAGCAGATCAGTATTCAAGCGCAGACAACTGAGCGACAAGCCCTCTATGCTCATGATATTGAGATCGGCAAGGGTGCGTCTCAGTGGGTAATTAACCTCCGCGCTATGGTGCGACCTACTATTACGTACGGCCTTTTCTTTCTACTTGTAGTTATCGATATTGCTGGCGTCTGGTATGCGTGGACTACCAATGTACCGTTCAACGTCATGATCGAAGCGGTTTGGGATGACGATACGCAGATTATTTGGGCATCTGTAATTTCGTTTTGGTTCGGGACACAAGCCTTTAGCAAAAAATGAACTTCACCGCCCTGCATGAACTCAAGTACCACGAAGGGGTAAGGAAGAAGCCTTACTTAGATAGCGTACTGTTGTGGACGACAGGGGTTGGGCATCTGATAGCGCCGAAAGAACATCTGAACATGACGCTTGTTCAGCGCAAGGAAGCTAAAGCTGCGGGCTTATTAAAATGTCCAGCAGAGTGGGACAGAGGGCTAACGAATGCCGAAGTGGATGAGATTCTTAAAACAGACCTTGCTCGTTTCGAGAGAGGTGTTCTACGTCTGTGCCCTAGTGGGCTTACTCAAGGCAGGTACAACGCATTCGTCAGTTTTGCGTTCAATGCTGGGCTAGGCCGATTACAAAGTTCGTCGATTCGTACTAAGCACAACCGTGGCGATTTTGATGGCGCTAGTGATGCTTTTCTGCTATACAGAATGGCAAGCGGCGTAGTCCAGAAGGGTTTGGAAACTCGCCGTAAAGATGAACGTGCAATGTACCTGAGTGGGTAAATAATGCCATTACAGAAAATAATATTTAAAGCTGGTGTTAACCGCGAGAACACGCGGTACACCACTGAGGGCGGCTGGTACGAGTGCGATAAGATTCGTTTTCGTCAAGGCAACCCTGAGAAGATTGGCGGTTGGACCTCGTTTTCTACGAATACGTTCTTGGGCGTGTGCCGCTCATTATGGAATTGGATTACTTTAGCTGCGGAAAACTTAATTGGGGTAGGTACTAATTTAAAATTCTATATTCTAAAAGGTAACGCTTATTACGACGTTACTCCAATTCGTAAGACTGTTACATTAACCAACCCATTTACTGCTACCAACGGGTCAAGCGTTATTGCGGTGTCCGAGGTAGCGCATGGTTGCGTAACCGGAGATTTTGTTACTTATAGCGGCGCGGGTATCGTTGGGCTTGGTGGCAACATTACGGCAGGTGTTTTAACCGGCACGTTTCAGATTACGTTTATTAACAACGACAATTACACCATTACAGTTAGCGCAACTGCTAACGCTACAGACGCTGCTGGTTCCCCCGGTGGCGGTACGGTTGTTACGCAATACGAAGTAAATACTGGTCCGTCGTTTCAAGTGCCGCTAGTTGGCTGGGGTGCCGGTGGTTGGGGGTTGGGCACATGGGGCAACAGTCAAGGCACTTCTACCGCGCTCCAGTTATGGAACCAGCAAAACTTTGGTGAAGATTTAATCTATGGTCCTCGTGGCGGGGGTATCTATTATTGGAGTGCGGACATAGGGTACTCACCAATTCAAGTTACGATTAGCATTGCTACTCCGGGCCTTATTACGCTACCTGCTGGGTTTTCATTCCCTAACGGCACGACAATTTCTTTTACTTCTACCGGTGCGTTGCCTACCGGGCTAGTGGTTGGGCAGGTGTACTTTGTAGTATCTTCAACTGGGGGTACATTTAATTTATCCACAACTATTGGGGGGCTCCCCATTACAACGTCTGGCGGTCAGTCAGGACTGCAATTTATTTCCCAACGCGGTATCAATTTGGTTAACGCAGGGGATGCCGATACGCCGATATTCCAAAATTACATTATTGTGTCGGATTCTTCGCGGATTTTACTGGTCTTTGGTACGAATGATTATGGTTCTACCACGTTAGACCCCATGTTAATTCGTTGGTCAGACCAAGAGAATCCTTACGTATGGTCTCCCGCAATAACAAACCAAGCAGGTAGTTTAAGGTTATCTCACGGTTCTGAAATTATTACCGCCGTACAATCGCGCCAAGAAATTATAGTATTTACGGATTCCTCTTTGTATTCGCTCCAATATGTAGGCCCTCCGTTTGTTTGGACGGCGCAGTTATTAGCGGACAACGTATCTATTATCGGCCCTAATGCAGCGGTAATTGCCTCTGGTGCGGTGTACTGGATGGGCGTTGATAAGTTTTACAAATACGATGGTCGGGTACAAACGCTTAACTGTGACTTACGCCGGTATATATTTAGTGATTTTAACCGATTACAAAACGAACAAGTTTATGCGGGTACTAACGAAGGGTTTAACGAAATCTGGTGGTTCTATTGTTCTAGCGATAGTTTAGTTAGTGACCGCTATGTAGTGTACAACTACGTGGAAAATGTTTGGTACTACGGTAACTTAGGGCGTACCGCTTGGTTAGACTCAGGCTTGTTGTCATTACCTGTTGCGGCAACGTACAACCACGAACTTGTACAACATGAAGACGGAGTAGATGCCAATGACCTTGGTACTTCAACCGCTCTTGCGGCTTACATCTCATCATCAGAGTTTGATATTGGTGATGGGCACAACTTTGGGTACGTGTGGCGCATACTGCCTGACCTGACGTTTGAAAACTCTGTTTCGACTTCAACCGGTACTTCGCCTACCGTTGCTATGACGCTATACCCGATGCAAAACTCTGGGTCTGGAACGGGAAACCCCGCAGCGGCTAATGTGGTTAAAGGTTCGACTTACAACATTACTGAAGAATACACAGGGATTATTTATACTCGCGCCCGTGGGCGGCAGATGATATTTAAGATTGCTTCAGATCAGATTGGAACAACATGGCAGTTAGGTGCACCGCGTATAGATATTAAACCCGACGGCAGGAGATAATCCGTGCCAATGCTCCAGAATCGGACTCCTCCGAATATTCCACAGGCTCCGGCGCAGTACGACTTAGCGTACATGAATGCCTTGAGCAACGTAATTCGATTGTTCTTTAATGAGATTAACGCTGTTCAGCAGTTAAATTTAGCCAGTTTAAACTTAGATTTACGGACGCTACCAACTGATGCGGACTTTAACAGGCTGCGTTTAGGGGATGTATATCGGGATACGCAAGATGGGGTTCAAGCAGGGAGTGAGATGCTTAGAATTAAAACCTCATCAAACGTAGTTTTTCTTACTGGGGTAGGCGCAGTTGGCTCGGTTGGAGCAGTAGGTGCCCCTGCTGGTGGCGTAGCGGGTTCAGGATCAGTTGGATCAGTTGGTGCAACAGTAACGCAAAGTTTAATTGGCGTAGGCAGTGCTGGCGCAGTCGGTACTGTTACCCCGTAATGTTAAAGGTCTAATATGAGCAACATTGATCCAAATTACATTGAGTTCGCCGAAGTAGATGGTATGTGGGTTCGCGCGTATACTTTGGCAGAAGAACATCAAGTTGCCGTTCAACACGTGCATGAGCACGACCATATTACTCTACTTGCTAATGGCAAGGTCGCATTTTGGCAGGACGGTGTGCTAGTTGATTCTTACGTAGCGCCCGCTGTCATTACGGTGCCCGCCGGTAGGAAACACGCGTTTGTAGCCCTGTCCGACAACGTCGTGTTCTGCTGCTTACATAATCTACGAGGCACTGATGAGACAGTACCTAAAATTCTTGATGAGGTGATCTGATGGCTATTGCTGCAATTATCGCCGCCGCCCAAGCTGAAGCCGCCGCCGCTGCCTTGCTCGCTGCCAAAACAGCCGCCGCCGCTACCGCTGCTACTACTACCGCCGCCGCTGCCCCAACTGTTGCTGCTAGTCTGCCAGGTATTATAAATACCGCCGGTTCTATGACCGGTTCAGGCGCGGGACTAGCCGCAACGGCGACCCCTGAAGCTCTTGCTATGCAGTCTCTTACTGCTCCCGCTAGTATGCCGGGCATTATGGGCGGACAAGGCGCGATGGCTCCTGTCGAAGGGATTATGCAAGGTGCTCAAGCTGCTGCGCCTGTTGCTGAAAGTGCCGGAATTACACAAGCTGCTGCGCCTGTTGCTGAAAGTGCCGGATTGGATGCAGCGAAACAACAATTAATATCGGCAAATCCCGCAAGTAATTTGTCTTACCCCATGCCCGATACTATGCCTCCTATGGCGAATCCTTTCGGTAATTTTTCGACCTCTGCTAACGCGCCTCCTAAAGTAGACTTTACTAATTACCCGAAACCGGATCAGTTTAAAGGCCCCTCGGGTGCAAAACCGTTTTCACCAGAAGCGGGTAGTTTGCAGAATATGAACGAGATGGAAAGAAACGCGTTACAGGGCGGGTATAACCGACCTGAAATTACTCCCCAAGGTGGTTCCGCAGAAGCTGGCGCTGGTAGTATGAAGACGGGCTTGGAAGCTGGCTTTGAGAAGGCGTTGTCGTTTGCTAAAGATAATCCGATGACGACTATCTCTGGCCTGCAACTGCTAGACCGTGCGTTTGCTCCGGGTCAGCCTAAAAAGCGCGCGTTTAACCCCGGCTATTCACTATCGCCTAACTTCCAGCCGACCCTTGCGCCTTCCGCGCCTAGTGGTCCGTATGGCCGTAATATGGCAGAGGGTGGTATTGCAAGTGACATGGAACAACCGGACTATCAACCTAATGTAGCTCGCTACGCTCAA